AGCTGGCCCACCAGGGCTCGAACCTGGGACATCCTGATTAACAGTCAAGCGCTTCTACCAACTGAGCTATAGGCCATTTTTAGTTTTGAAATAAAGTTTGTAATATTTCTTCTTTATTTCAGTGAGTGTGTCCATATCTTCCTGGAAACCCATGTACTTGAGGAGTTGGTATGAACCCTCAAGTTCACTTATCAATCTTAGTATATTGACTGGAGTTCTGTCAAGTCCTCCGAACTTATACTGATCGTGGTCCATTATTTAGAATGCATCCAACCAGTTACAATATATTTGGTTTGATTCTTTGGTGGATATCCGCGGTGAATAAAAGTCCAAGTTGCAGGGAAGATACAAATTCTTCCAGTCTTTGGTTGAACTTTAGTACCATCAATAAACTCAGTGTATCCATCTTCATCGATATCATTAAGATACCAAATATAAGTAAAACATCTTACACCCCTAGTAAGAACATATTCACCCATCATAGAGTCATGATGCCAAATATATCCTGCACCAGGACGTGTTCGTTGTATTTGGTAACCGGCATCACTCAAATCTCCGAGACCAGGACTATGAGTGTCTTTCCACTTCCCATCGTGAAGATACAAAGTGTTATGTTTAGCTAAAGAATCGTAAAAAACTTTATCTTCATCCTTCCAGTGAGGAAGATCTGAGATCATCAAATCAGTAGAATCTTTGATAGAAGTATCGACTCTACTTTCCTCTCTTCTACCCATAACACCAGGTGATTTATCATCATCTTTCTCAAACTTTTCAATAACATTCTTACAGAACTCTGGTTCCAGAGCACCGTCAGCAACGTATATAAAATCAGAAAAAGAATTAATCATCTACCTACACACTAAATTTCCCTTTCGGGAATGGAGAATAGGAGACTCGAACTCCTGACAGCCTGCTTGCAAAGCAGGTGCTCTACCAACTGAGCTAATTCCCCTGGAGCCTCTGACAGGATTTGAACCTGCGACCTGAGCTTTACAAAAGCCCTGCTCTACCACTGAGCTACGGAGGCATACATTACACTTATCCGAATGCATGCTGTGGGGCATTTAAACCCAACATTCTGACAGTTTGTAATGGAGTAAGACGCAGATCCTCCGCGAATATCCAAAGGGAGTTGATTCCAAATTAATGGCACCTTTGGCTGGAACGTCTCAAGTTCCTTACGACTCGTGTAGGATTCGAACCTACGACCGACTGCTTAGAAGGCAGTTGCTCTATCCAGCTGAGCTAACGAGTCAGGTGGTAGTTCCTATCGCCTCTAACCCTGAACTACCAAGGGGGTCACAGCAGTGGTCTCTCAACCACCTCTATAATATACCTGACGTTCAGTGGTCCGTCAACCCCTGACCCTGATACCCTGTGCCAGACATCCAACCTCCTGGACCCTCTTGGAAGGTTTCTGAACCACCTACGGGATCAAGTTGAACGGTAGTCTTTCCGTTCTTAGTTGCCAAATCATACATCTCTTGATGAATGTTCTCAGACTCGTTCGTCCAATACTGACGATTCTCTTGTTCCTGTTTTTTGAATTCAGTTTCCCGTTCCATGTAATCCTTACTCTCCTCCGAGAGAACTGGATCACCGAACCAAGGATCGTTTGAAAGAACTTCGGGTGCAGGAACCGTCTTAGAAGGATTGAGATTAAGTGGAACAAAGGGGATGGGAATACCCGCAACTTTTATCGGTGTTTCTACGAACATACCTTTAATCTTTTTCTTGATCTTATTTAAGAGTTTCATACAAGAATCATTCGTTGAGTGTAATTATAAGCGTACTGTTCACGGTATCCTTTGATACCCCAACCCAACCAGCGATAGGAGGGTTCCATGTATTGTCTCACAGTTTGGCCACCACCTTCGAACTCAGGTAGTACCTTTTGGAACTGGTTCTCGTTCACCATGTAACGAACCTGACCTTCCAGACTACTGGGATCACAATCATACTGTTTACAGAAAGAACCTAACCCCAAGTATCGTGCTTCAGAAGTCCATTGAATCAGACCATAACCTCCTGTATGACATTGTTCGTAAGGAATACGAGCACCTCCTTCACAAATATTTGAATGGAAGTTAGACTCTGATCTAATGTTACCCAGGATCGCTGCAAGTGCATTACGATCAGTGATACGAGTCTGTTCTTGAAGTTGTTTTAGAACATACTTTTCACTAGGAGAACAGTCAGGACACGTCCAAGTTTTGATATCTTCAATTTGGACGGGAACTGCAGTCTCTTGATTAACACTAATGTTCTTTGGGGTCGATGCAACACAGGCAGTTCCAGTGATAAGTGTTGTTGCAACTATAGCATTAAAAATTTTGTTCATAATAATCAAACGTTAAAGTAATCCTTACGGTAGTACCGTCCAAGGATATTCGAATTGTAGTACAAAGGGGTCTCGTCTGTCAACTTCTGAGACAGGACCTCATTGAGGAACAGCTGTCTGGTCTCCTCAAAGTTAACCTTTCCCTTTGTACTATGTAGGGATAATATTTCTCTCTTGAAAAATATTGGATTCTTAACAGTCTTAAAGTCTTCCTTTAATTCTGGACAAGATCCGTAATACCGCTTCCAATCACTCTCCTGTTTAACTTTTCGTTTCTTTCCTGGTGGTTTTCGGAAAGACCAGAAGTATTTTCTGCCAATATACTGGCGACCGTTGAGGAGATTTGTAATCCGATAGACAAAACCGAAGTTATCGTCAATATTCTCAGATAAAAAAGGGGCTCCCTCAAAAGTCCAGGGGTTTTCGTAGTCACACACTCAGATCTCACATAGTTCTGAGTTATGTATCATTAATCAAAGTTTGAATCCTGAGAATGTGTCCTTCTTGACATCTTGTTTGATACCACCGACAACGTAAGATTCTACTTCCGTTTCTTGTGGTGCAACCTGGAGACCCTTAGAAGAGATCCAGTGTTGTGTCCAAGGAAGTGGATTGTTCTTTGCGGCAACATCATATACTGGTTTCAAACCAATTGCTTTCATTCTACGATTGGCAACCCACTCAACATACTTCTTCAGAAGTGTGTCATTCAGACCGATCATACTACCGTTCTGGAACAGATAGTCTGCCCATCTCTTCTCTTCGTTGACAGCCTTATCAAACATAGCATACAACCACTCTTCCTCTTCTTTCATGATCTCCTTCATCTCAGGATCATCACCTGATCTCCACTTGTTCAGGATGTTCTGAGTGATTGCTAGGTGTTGGTTCTCGTCTCTTGCGATAAGAGAGATGATCTTAGCTGATCCTTCCATAAGCTTAAGTTCACCGAAGGCGAAACTACAAGCAAAACTAACGTAGAACCTAATACCCTCAAGAATGTTAACGTTGGCGACTGCTCTGAACAGTTTACGTTTGACATCTTTGATTTCCCATTTGGATGAAGGTGAATTACGGAAGTCTTCCTTCCACATATTACCATTACCCCATTGTTGGGCACTGTTGATGAAGTCGTCGTATGACTCAGTGACACTCTTAGCACGTTCAAGAATTCTCTCGTCGGTGATGATGTGATCAAAAATATCCGATGGGTCGGGGTAGATATTCTTGATAATGTATGTGTAAGAGCGACTATGGATCATCTCCATAAATCCCCAGACTTCCATACATGCTTCGAGTTCAGGAAGAGAACAGTAGGGAATGAATGCCATCCCTGGTCCTCTACCCTGAATTGAATCCAACATGATCTGATACTTCAGATTAGAAGTATAGATGTGTTTTTGTTCTGGTCTGAGTAACTGATAATCTGCTCTATCCTTTTGAAGGGAGACCTCCTCAGGTCTCCAGAAATATCCTAGTTGTTGTGTTGTCAGTTTTTCAAAGACTGGATACTTGTAAGAATCGTATCTTTGAACTCCCAACGGTTTTCCAAAAAACATTGGTTGTTTTTTAGAATCATGGACTTCGGTATTGAATACCGTCATCCCTTCCACCTTATCCATCGTAAAATTGTCCACCGATGAAACCCTAAACTGCACAGGATTCACACTCTCCCTCCTCTACTTGTTCTAGTTCTGCTAACAGATTATTAAGTTCCGACTTCTCTTCTACTACTTCATCCGTCTTGATGTCGTAGGTGTTCTGGTAATAAGAAGTCTTCCAACCATACTTATATGTAGTCAAAAGGTCATTAGCCATCTGTGAGACTGGTACCTCATTATCAGGATAGTTCTCTGGATTGTAACTCCAGTTACCAGAAATAGCCTGGTCAAAGAACTTCTGCATGACGGACACCACATTAATATATCCCTGGTTACTTGTCATCTCCCAGAGGAGAGTATAATTATTCTTAAGCGTTTGATAAGACGGGACAATCTGCTTAAGGGGCCCCTTCTTGCTCTTCTTAATGGACAGATAGTCTCTAGGTGGTTCAATTCCATTTGTTGCGTTTGACACAACGGAACTGCTCTCCGATGGCATCTGAGCAGACAGTGTTGAGTGCCGTAGTCCGTGTTCGGTGATAGATGCTCTAAGAGATTCCCAATCATGTGTAAGCTCCTGAGAAGTAATTTCGTCAACATCCGTTTTATACGTGTCGATGGGAAGAATTCCATCAGCATACTTAGTTCTACCAAAGTATTCGCAGTGTCCCTTCTCTTTGGCAATTTCATTGGATGACTTGAGAAGGTAATACTGGAAGGACTCTGACAGACCATGGACTGCATCCCAAGCCTCTTGGGAATCGTAATTATAACCCAACTTGGCAAGATAGTGTGCAAGGCCAATGAACCCGACTCCAAGGGATCTACGGGCCTTTGTAGCCACCTCAGCAACCTTGATCGGATACTCCTGGTAGTCAATCAACTCTTCCAAACCTCTAACCGAAAGGTCACAAAGATCCTCCAGTTCTTCGTCCGACTTAATTTTACCCACGTTAACGGCAGACAAAATACACAACGCAATCTCACCAGGCATCTCCTCATCGATGTGGTTCAGGGGTTCTGTGGGAAGAGTGATCTCTTGACACAAATTGGACATAGTTACCTTGTCCTTGAAGGAGGAGTGACTATTACAGTGGTCGATATTCATAATGTAGATACGACCAGTCTCTGCCCTCTCCTTTAGGAGGTCCAGAATGAGTTCTTGAGCCTTGAGAGTTTTTCTAGGAACAGACTCGTCTCGTTCAAACTCCACATATAAATCATCGAACCTATCAGTACCAAAAGCGTCATAGAGACCTGGTACGTCGTGCGGTGAGAACAGGCTAATCTCTCCATCCGTAATGAAACGTTCGTAGAAAATCTTTGATAGTTGGATCGAATAGTCAAGTTTACGTACCCTGTTGTCTTCTGTTCCTTTGTTGTTCTTCAGAACAATAATATCTTCTATTTCTTTGTGCCAGATTGGAAAGTGAACCGTAGCTGATCCACCGCGGATGCCGTTTTGAGTACAGCATCTGACAGTCGATTCAAATTTTTTGAGAAACGGAACAACGCCAGTGTGCTGGACTTCGCCACCTCGGATTTTACTGTTGATGCCACGGATTCGACCCGCGTTGATACCGATGCCCGCCCTTTGTGCAACGTATCTGCCGATAGCCATATCAGAACTAAAGATGCTATCGAGGGAGTCATCAACATCAACAAGAACACAGCTAGCAAATTGTCGAAGTGGAGTTCGCACTCCCGCCATGATAGGTGTGGGAATGTTGATTCGGTGTCTGGAGATTGCGTCGTAGTATCTTTTGACATAGGATAGTCGAGTTTCTTTGGGGTACTCTTGGAAGATAGTCAATGCAATCATGATGTACATGAACTGCGGGGTCTCGTAGACTGTTCCACTACTCCTATCTTGTACTAGGTATTTATCCACAACCTGCCGTAATCCAGCATACGTAAACAGGTAATCACGGTGGTGATCAACGTACTTCTCAACCTGTTGAATCTCCTCCAGAGAATACTTGGTGAAGATTCCCTTGTCATACACACCCTCATAGGCAAGTTTCTGGATATGTTCTACCAGGGATGGTAGTTCATGCATCTTACCAAACAACTGTTTACGAACCGAGAATAGGAGGAGACGTGCAGCAACGAACTGGTAGTTCGGATGGTCAAGATCAATCAGGTCAGAGGCACTCTTGATCAAAATCTCTTGGATTTCTTCAGTAGTAATACCATCATAGAACTGAATACCAGAAGTCATCTCAACCTGACTTGCAGATACACCAGCAAGACCCCTGGTTGCTTCATCAACCATCTTGTGCATCTTATCCAGGTCCAGTTTCTCGACAGACCCGTTTCTCTTAGTAACTTTCAATCCGTTGCTCATATCTTTTTCCAGGTTGTAAATTTGAGTTTTGCTTGTAAACCACTATATGTGTTTGATTCTACTATCTCTTGAACTTTATGTCCAGACAGAACCATGTCATTTATGTCTTTGTCCCTGATGTTGGAGGGCCAGATGACGACTCGTTCTCCGCGTTCAATACATCGTTCAATTCTCGTAACAATTTCTTTATTACGGGGTTCATTATCGTATACAAAAACTTTGTCGCTTCCTTCAAGATCACTAACTTCACCATCACTACCACACAGAGCCACACTATTGTTGATGAAAGTGCTGTCGAAGGGTCCTTCGACCACATAGACTGGTAGTTTCTTATCGATTGTGTCAAGCCCGAAAACTTTGGGAGCATCGTCGTCCAACATGATGGTTAAGTATTTAATAGGGTTCGAAGAGAGTGCTCTCCCCTGAACTCCAATCAGTTTGTTATTCCTGACAAGAGGAATGACAATACGTTTCTCTCCAAACTTTGGATTGTCAAAGGACCCTGGTTTGATACTATTAACAAACTCTTGAAAGTTTTCGGCATAGAAATATGTCCCAGTGAAGATAGCTCTATCCATGAGATATCTCTTGGACAGATCAACACTGAATGCGTCTGGTAAATCGATCACGATCTTCTTCTTAAAAGTCGGTTTCGATGTATCTAGTTTCTTAAATATGTCCTCAGGATTTTCTGTCTGAAAATTCTTACCACTCTTCCCATCCTTAAACTTTTCGAACACATACTCTTTGTGTGTCTCTGGATCAAGATCCTTCAGGAAAGTATTAAAGGATATACTGATACCACAATTGTGACACTTGTAGTTGGTATTGTTCTTTACGCGATACAGATACCCTCGTGCCTTATTCTTTTGCTTCTGACTGTCACCACAGATCGGACAACGGAAGTTGTACAGATGCGGTTTTACCTTTTTGAACTTTGGTAGTCGGGAGGAAATCAGATTGATGTACTTAACATCAATAAAATCCATATCACCTAGTATAACTCGTCTCTATTGTAGTGACTTCTGAGGGAC